AACTTCCTGTCTCCCGGCAATAGGAGCCATGGGCCCGAATTTCTGAACACGGCCCTGGAATTCGTACGCTTCGAAGAGCGTCAATGTCCCGTTTGCTGGAACCTCGACTCTCCACCACAGATCGTCCTGAGCAGCCAGATGGTCGAACAGGGAATTCTGATTGGGAGACGTCGCGGCATCTGCGTCGCGGAGCATCTTGATCGCCATCGCCGTCACGGTTTGCAATCCGGGAATGTTGCGTTTGAACCGGTTGGCTCCGTGAATGGTTACGTCGATCGTGTCAGCCTGAATTGTCGGGATGGTGACATCCAGAAGTTGCTCAAGCTTTTTCAGGACCATAGGGGAAGTAGCCGCAAAGGCAACCTTTACGCCACTTCCAATCAATCCACCTTGCGCCATATAGAATGGCCTCCTTCTTGCGTCTCACGACGCTAGTGTTTGCCCGAGGGGGCGTCTTCGTGCCTTTGCTGCGCACCAAGAATCTGCAGGTAGAGGGTTCTCGCCCAGAGGTGTCTCGCGACATTCCCTGTACGCTGGGCGAGTCAGCGCTCTAGCTAGAGCTTGTTAAAAAAGCTTTTACGAAAGAACGATGAGCGGCTTTCCGTCTGGAGTCTCCGGTTCGGCTTGTTGAATCCGTTCCGTCCAGCGATGCCGCTCGGATCCTGTACAAACGAAGCGCTCGACATCTTCGGCATCGCCATGGACGGTCATATCCACGGCAGGAGCGCCGCAGTAAGGGCAGAGCTTGCGCCCTTCTCGATTAAAGGACATCGGCGAAATCAAACAGTACGGGAATCTTGAAGGCACCCGTATTCAGCGGGTCATTCGCGTACGGACCCTGCCTGGCGCTGGTGGTAGTAATGCCGGACCGGTAGCTTCCCAGAGCCGCGATAACCGCCACGACGATCGCCCTCGCCCCGGAATAACTCATAGCGACGCAGTCGACTTGATAGGACTTCCATTCCTGCAGCTTCACTCGGCCCTCATGCGTGCGGTTCTCATCGTTCACCACGGGGAAATGAGAAATGTACGGCGGAGCAAGCGCTTGCCCGACCAAGCCGACCTTAATGCTGCTCGCTGAGACCAGCGCCGTCACGCCACCGTCGGCGATCAGAACTGCTTGCACTTTCTCTTCTACGGTCAACTGGTTTGATCCTTGATGATCTGATTGAATCCATCCGCGATGATCCGCGCCATCTCCGGACGGGCCCCGAGCACGGACGGCCGGATGAAGGGCTTCGCCTGCATCTTGACGGTTCCCATTTCAAACCAATAAGCGTGGGGAGCCTTGCGGGCATTCACGCCCAGCAGCACGTTGGACTTGCCGGCGTCGCCTTCGCTGATGAAAACGGCATCCCTGATATGCGACCAGCCTTCATGGGCTTTTTGGTAGGACGGACTATCCGGTAGCGTATCCGCGTACGGAGCGTTTGACCGGATCGCATCGGCACCGACAGCAGCGGCGTTCATGTAAGTATGCTTGAGATGTATCGTGTCGGTTGCGCTTAGCAGATTGGCGATCGCCTGGCGGGCCTCGGTCAGTCCATCGACAGAGAAGCCGCCGGCTTTGCGAATCGAAGGAAGCGTAACACCGGCGCGAAATCTAGCCATTGAAATCCTGCGCGATCATGATGATTTCCGGACGTGGCAGATTGGGTTGATCCTGCACGTCCAGAATGTCGAGGACGCGCGGAGAAGCGGCCCCGCGCGGGGTGAAACTTGCGAGCATCTTACGAGTGAACGTGATGCCCGGCTGGTGGCGCAGCTTGATCTTCCATTTCGCCTGCGCCCATTTTTGCTGCATGACTTCGAGTTCCTGGCCCGACATAGGTTCCACGAAGCCCCAAAAGGTGCCGACCGCGGCGGCTGATCCTTGATCCTCACCGAAAGAATTCTGAGTCGTCTCGCTCGAATCGAGAGGCCGGGTGAACGTCAACCGATCCCGGAGTGAGCCAGCCCTCACTGAGCCGCCACCTGTTCGCGGTTGTAGAACAGATCGAGACCTTCGAAGTATTCGGCGCCATGCTCCATGAGCATCCGCTCACAGTCTTCTTCCTGCCAGGGCTTTTGGTTCAGGTCGACGTGCCGGATGAGATCACGATAAGGCTCCCACCATTCCGCCGGCACATCCGCGGTTTGCAGACCTGTTTCGTTCGGCGCGTAAGAATATAGTTTGTCGATATCAGCGACGGGCTTCTGCGGATACATGACGCGTTCCAAAAGCTTGTACCGCTTGTGTTTACTGATCAATCGGCGCCAGTCTACGAACTGCAAATGCATGACCCCGCCCATCCCGCGGTCAGCGCGTGAGAACTGCTTTGCTCCGCGTGGCTCGCGAGAATGGAACTGATAGCCGTCTTCACCGGGTTGCCAGCCGACCTTTCCGTCGTCGCGGAAGGCCACCATCGTGCTGGCTTTGTCTCCGAATAACCCGTCGGTGCGATAGCGATAGAGCGACCTCCAGAGGCAGGGGAGCGAAAGCCGCAAATAGCCGCCTGGCGGCATTTCTTCGAGTTCAGGACGGACCAATGGCAGAAGGTTCCCAGTGAGCACCTCGTCTGCGTCAACATAGGCGATGTGAGTGGCCCCTAGCTGGCGGGCCTTTTCGAGCATCGCCTGACGGTGATGCATCTCCGCCCATACGGGGTTGTCCTCGACCATCAAATGCACATGGCCTGGCTTCTCTTCGGCAGCGTCTATGACTATATTTATCGTGTCATCCGTGCAGCAGTGTGCCAGGACGATTACTTCATCGCACCACTTGAGCGCCGCACGGAGGGAGAGTCCGATCACCCAGGATTCGTCGCGGGCGGCCATCAGGGCGATTAGTTTCATTTAGAATGGGCGAATGACGGAAGAAGAGATTACCGAGCGTGAAATTGCACTGAAGCCGTCACTTGATTCGCGTTTTCTCGAAACGCTGCTTGAAGCATATAGAGTCTTTGGCGATTGCGGCGATAGTGTTGCTGTTTACCAGTTCGTTCATTGGGCCTATGAGTCCGCAGGTCAACGGGCTCCAAGTCTCGAACCGTATCGAAGCGAGTAGAGTGTCAATGAACTTCCGTGTTTCCGTCCGGTCCGACAGCGTAAAGAATCGTGCGGGGATCAGGCGGCTGCTCCGTTTTGTATGCGAAGTACGCAGGTGCGTCCGTCAGCTCCATCCCGAGCTTCCAGGCGATGACGCTCGCAGCCGTCTGGTCGTGGCGATGCCCCATCACGTCGGGCGGCCCACACGGACCGGAGCGCATCCATCCTCGATAGGGATACTCGATGACTCCAGGCTCCGTCTTGCGCTGGAAATTGCTATTCCAAGTCGGCCCAACAAAGGCTTTGGTCCGCGAAAGCCGGTAATACTCTTCTAGGAACGAGGTCGCCACGGCATGGCGAGTGTCGAGCCCGATCACTCCCGCAACGCAGTGTTTAATCTTCCAGTTGTCTTCCCGGCTGATGTCGAGATCCTCATAAGCACTGTCTGCCGTCCACTGGCCGTTGACCCACCCGTTGTTGCAGAGGTAATATCCATCGACTTCGATCTTTTGCCAAAGCGGCGCCATGTTCCGGATCGGATAGATTGAGGCGTCAATCCATAGAATCGAGCAATGCTCTTCCTGATCCGCGGCTTCCCGCAGGGCATACGCCTTGAATGCATACGGGCTCACTGAATGCGGCGGGCACGTCGCCGGCAGACTGTTCAGCCAGAACATGCATTCCGCGCCGGCACCCTGATGGTTGACGGCCGAGCGCAGACGCTCCGCTCCCCAGGTGTATCCGCCGGTTGAAACATTGACGACGATCCGGCGATTCATTTGATGTCGGTTACGGTGAACGGCGGATGATCCGGCAGGAACGGAGATTTCAGAATCACGTCACGAACGAAGCGTCTGGCTTCATCTTCGTTCTCAAGTAAAAGCTTGGCGACTGTCTCGAATTCCGCTCTTGACGCCAGCACTTCTGAGCGAATGCGAACCACGTCCTCCACGTCGGATACCAGTTCCCATCGGGTACAGCGCGCCGGAATGATGCCCTTGGCTACCAGCTCAAAATCGCGTTCGTCCCGTTTTCGTGAACAATCCGGTAGCCGTTATCGGCGCTGGCGCGGATCACTTCAGTCAATCGCCCATCGTGCTCGCAGCAAATGCACTGCGGCCGCAGTCCGATCTCCAGCATCGCGTGCAACAGATCGACGCTCAGGCCTTCCGCATCGATGTTCACGAATTCGAAGGCGCCGCCGAACTGGTTGAACAATTCTCGCAGTGTGATGATCGGCGTATAGAAGCTTCCGTAGTAGCCGCCGGCATTCTTCCAGGTGTCGTGAACACCCTCGCTCATTGTGCTCACGGCATCGGCGGTGGCATGAATCTTGGCGAGCAATCGCTCCGGGCCCACGGCTCCGCAGATCAGCGTGATTCGCTCGTCATTCCCATACTCGCGGAGAAGCGAATCGAATGGGATCGGCGAAGGCTCGATCATGACCCCGCGCCAGCCTTTTTCGTAAAGCGCCCTGGTGTTCGAGAATTGCTTAGGGTGCCAAGCCCCTATGTCCAGAAACGTGCCGGTCTCCGGAGTGTGAGCAAGGATGTGCAGCTCTTCGTCATACTGACTGAATTTGGTTGGGGCTTCTGTTGTCATTTGCGGAAGTAAATCGGTCCAGTCTTTACAGTCTCAAGGACGGCCTTGCGGCAGCCGTCCAATTCAAAGTCATCGATCACGCACCAGCCGCCGGGCACCAGCTTTGGATAGAGATGCTCCAGGCAAATCTTGGTCGAATCATAAAGATCACCATCGAGCCGCAGAAGGGCGATACGATCGACCTGAGCGGCAGGAACCGTTTCATGGAACCAGCCGGGATGGTAGACCAGCAGCGAGTCCGGGATCTCCCAGATCGCCATATACTCGCGGACTTGAGCCAGTGAGCAGATGCTCTTACCCGAAGGCTCTTTGCCGGATCCTGTCCGGCGGCCGACCAGC